CTTAAATTCTATTTTAGAATTGTTTTCTGCCAAGACATCTACACCCAGTCGGAACATGGCCGTAGGCCCTTGGACTCTAACATTAGACTCGTTATTAGCGTAGATACCAGCGACATCTACGTTATCTAATCTAGCTTGAGGTCCGATAACCATGTTGGCATACTCTGAGGAGCCCCTCATAGTTAGCGTAGAGTTGTTGTCAACTTTGGATAGTAACCCATAGTGAGGCGTTCTAGTCTTACCAACAGGCTCATTCACAAGGTGTGCATGAATTAAATCAACATCAGAGTTGGAGGTAATATCTATGCACGGTGGAATTTTCTGTGTGAACGAATCATACCCAAAACACCCACTCGTATACACCATGCCGTATTTTGAATGCATCGAGCTTGTGTACAAAGGAGTTATCATTGAGTCTTCACAATAAATGTGTTGACCATTCTCTATGCCTACAACTTGAGACTGAGCCCTGTTTTCAAAGAAGGTTACGTTACTGTGTGCAACGTTAGCGTATAAGTCTTTGTTGTAAACAAACTTGGAGTTAGACAGTCTAATGGCGGTGTCTTGATTATACCTAGATGTTACAGAGTCTATGTTTATCTTAGAAGTGTTCGCATCTAGACCTCGATAATTACCTTCCAAAAGAAGCCTACCACTATGAGAGAAAACACTATTGTCTAACTTTACGCCTGCCTCGGTATTTAACTCAGAGAAGAGGTGGTTAGCATCTGCTCTTCTCGCATCTCCAGCGTTAATACCAGCTATTTGAGTTCTCCCTCCAAATATATTTGAATTAATCGCATGAATACCGATATCGTTTCTGGAGAAGCAGTATAAGTTTTCAGACTCGGGATTTGGCACAAACGCTGAGGGACCGATGTTTTGAGTGCCCGACCATGCGTTGTATAGCCCAGCCGAAGATGCATTTAAATAGTTAGAGATGTCTCTATCATAAGTTGAGCTAAGGTTAACAGTTGAGTTTACTGCATGTAAGCCTGTCCCATAAGAATCTAAAACACCGTAGTTACCTCTCTTATCAGCGGCAGGGATCCCGGACCTAACAGTCCCATTGAGATCATAATTTCTGTAGGCCACCAGACCCTTCAGCAGGACTACTTCTGAATCCTTGGCGTATACCCCTGCTTTGTTTGCTCTAGAGGCCGAACACCTTTCAAGGTGAACTTTTGAGTTTGAAATCTCAATACCACGATCACGCTCATGTCGAGCATCAACATTTAAATTTCTTAAGTAAATAGGACCATTGCAACCATTTACCCTAACGTAATCAAGACTGTTATAGTAAGCATTCGCAGCTACGGAAAACTCACTATTGTTAGTGGTATCATTGGTGTTACCCCATGCGATTTCTGACCCGTCTAAAAGGTTTACAGTGCTAACGTCGTAAAGACTCATCTCTGTGGTGTGAGTCCTATCAAAAGCTCTAAATTTAAACTTAGATAATTCACCCCCAATATTAGCAGCCAGAGTATTCCAAGGAGATATCGAGCTTTCGAGAGCAGCGGTCAATCTACTGGTTTTGAACGGGTCAATACGACGAGTGAAGATATAAGGTTTGTTTGCACTAACATCATACCTCTCGTCTTGATAGCCCTTAACACTAGAGGAAATAAATATATCGTTATTAGAGGAATCCTTCGTGAAAAGTTTTGCTCTAAAGATATCATAGTTTAATATTGGAACTGAGCTACCTGAATTACTAGTGACAGCAGAAGCAATGACTAGGTTACCATTTGTAACAACGGCAGAAGCCAAGCCATAAGCGGTCTTATGAGCGGTCGTATCCATCTCACTTCTATGGAAACCATTTGCTGATAAGTCGAGAGGAGATGCAAACCCGCAGTTTCGGTTTACAATCTCTAAAGAACCATTGGGACCAAAGGATTTGTTAGAGAGATTAAGACCTCCCAACCTACCAAAGCTTGCAATTTCTATAAGGATCGGGTAATTAATAAACTCAGGAAGAGCCTCAATGCACGAGCTAAGAGTTGTGAAGTACAAAGGGTTACACGAGGAGGTCGCATCTCCAGACACGATGAAAGACATTCCAGTGATCGAGGAAGTTGGATGGCCCAGCTTTTCCCAGAGAAGTTCTGTTCGCTCATCCAGGTCATGAAGAGGTAAGTTATCCTGCTCCCAATTATAAAAAGAGCTAGCGTCATACTTGGTAACCTTATCAGTCCAACAGGCTAAGAGGTTGTTCGATCCACCTTCTACGTATACGTCACTTGGGTTTAACATGTTATCCGAATGAGATTGTCCATCTGAACACTAGAGCGAAGTCCGATGTTTTTCTGATATTACTAAAATACCTATACGCTGCGAGAATAGAAGTCTCAGTAGCGTTTGCTTTTGGATTCTTGATAAACAATCCAATTTCATTTAAATTAGCTTCGTCTGGAAGATCATTACAGGAATCCTCATCAACGAATATAGTATATCTTACAGTCCTGTCATCAACCTTGGTGACCTTACTGAAGGGAATCTTTGCAAAAAACTCACCAGTGGTTGTTGCTACGTCATTAGCCCACCTGAATCCAGAAACCACCTCCAAGTTGCTGTCCGTGTTTGTGCCGACGTACGATGCGAGAGACGATAGAGGCCCAGACAGATCATTAGTGCTGCTGACCTGTAGCACTGAGCCGCCGCTAGTGCCTAGTTTGAATCGATCGATTTGGTAATCAGTGATTGTGTCTGATCCGACTTTGCCGTAGAGGTGTGACAAAGCCCAGCCAAATCCAGATACAATGACGTTGTCCTCATCGTATACTAACTCTTCTTGACCATCCACAACTCGGTGAACCGTCAAGTGACCCTTTATACCCAGTTGGCTTGTAAGTGACTTAATCATTTGAAATCTAAAGTTAAATTAAATATTACCGATACGACAGCAAGGACTGATTTGAAACCCGATACCGTGTTGAGGTCTCGATGAAACAGAGGATTATCTAAAATTGTAGACTTTGCTACTAGCTTATACTTCCTGCTATTATTTAGAGCATTCCAATTATAAGGCGGCATTAACCCTGAGGCCAGCATACCCCGTAAGTCTAAGCAGTAGATACCTAGGTGTTTGACACTACCAAAGGATACCAGAGATAATGCATCCGCTGTTTTTGCTCTTGTCTTCACCATTAAAGATCCAGCCGAGGGTGAGAAATCAACCGTCGAAGCAACAAAAGCACCTTGATCGTAATTCGCTGAATCATCTACGGACGAAGGGCTTACCGTAAGATACCCATTCTTATCCATCAACCCCTCAGTGTTAAACTGACCACTGAGTGTTCCCGAAAATGAAAAAACCTTATTCTTGTCGTAAAAATGATACTCACCACCGTCGGAGGGAGCAAACCCACCTACCTTATTCCAAATTGAGCTTAATTGGCTATTCAATACGGGGTTTGCATAATGCCCTAAATTGGGCAACGCGCTAGCATACTGGTGCCCAGAAAGATTTGTAGACAACGTTGAGCCTCGCTCTAATCTAGTATCAAGAGGGGAGGGATCATTAGGCACTGAGTTATAAATGGAGTAGAACTGATTATAGGTCGCTGAAACCACATAAGATGAGGCGCCGCTGGTAGCAGCGGATCCGTAATTTATGATGTTCAATATACCATTATCGAAAGAGCTAGCGCCTGATGCAGAATTACCATCAACATACTGAATTGAAGAGATGGCATGTGAGTGTTGTATGAATCCGTCAGCGTCTTTCCCAAAAGTTACCGCTTGGAAGGTGTAATTCGAAGTGTCTAGAATCGCGCTAGCAGACGGTAAATCGGACAGCGCCGGATTTACCGTCATAATATCAGTTAAAACTTCTCCAAACCCTTGAACAAACATTAAATTGGAATAGTTACTTGAGCATAGTAATTACCCGTCCCAGCAAGAGTAGGAGTAATTAGTTCATTAGGCAGTCTATAGTCGATCCTAGAACCGCCCTCAGACTCCATTATAGTCGCAGTCTTAGCCTTGTCTCTACTGGCATAACCACTTAGAGCATTCTTGCCCGCGATATTGTTGAAGTGTTTAAATATTTCAAACAAGTCTTCCTTAGAAGTATCTATGCGATATTCTAAACATTCCTTACCTTTGAAATCCACAACACAGAGAGGATCGCTTAATGTCCCTGCCGCGAAGATCTCAGACAATTTTTTCATTGTTAAATTCTGAACTTCAACTTTGTCTATTAACATGAATTCATCAGGCTGTGCCCCAGGAGCCATGAAGACCTCTATGACGTAATTCTGATTTAATCTGTGGATCTGATTGTATTCTTTTTGATAAGCTCTGGATAGTTTAATGCTCTTGTTACGTGTATTAAACTTTACTGTGAAGTTCTCAAAGTCATCTTCATGAATACCTATCACAGGTGATCTCTCCTCAGAAGTTATTTGATCTAAGCAAGCGTAATTTGTTTCTGTTGTCGAGTTAGATGTTTGAGGTGTCCTAGATTTTGACTCCAACCTCTTCCGATGAGAATACTTGGACAACATGTTTTGTCTAGAAATCAACTGACTGTGCTGCTCCCACACACCGTCAGGAGTAAAACTCCACATGGATCCGCCTTCAGGCTTAGTGTGAATCCAAACACCAACACTCCTACCTCCAAAGGTTGACCCATCATCCCTACTTATAAGACTGTCTAGACTAACTTTATAATCATGCTCAGGGATAAGGAAGTTATTAGAGATTGGATGAAGCACATCAGCCGCATACTTTGAAATATCAAATCTGATTCTTGTCGCTGCTGCCCTGCCCGACCTCATGAGAAGCAACGTCTTATCATATAGGAAAGGATCATCGAAAGATGCTTTCTGAGAGCTTGGAATTCTCATTAGGGAGAACGAACTATCGGCATCAGTTCCAGACGTTAGAACCAACTCTACAGCGTTTACGAGACTCGATGAGACCTTTTCAAAAGTATCAAGATACATACTGTCATTGCTGGATGCTACAAATGAATTAAAAGCAGGCAATGAAGCTGTTATCTTCGTAGGATTTTCAAAAGACTTTGAAATTAAAGCGTCTGACTCTTTAATCTTTTCAAAACTGTGGTTGTACAATAAAGGCCCATAGGTATGGGAGAATACATTAGCTCCGTCCTGTTTCTGAATATCGGGACTTAATCGATGTCTCTCAAAATTATCAGTGTATATTTTGTAAAGTCGGTGAAGGTCTCTACCGAACTCAAAATAATAAAAATCATTTACTGAATTGGGGAAAGTATAACCTTCGGCACCAGCGTTTGAACCACTAGTCGCAAGAGATCTATAGTCCCCATTAAGCAATGCTTTAACTCTAATTATTTCGTTATTAAGGAATACTAGATCTGCACCTCCACTAAACTGTATCACATACTCAAGAACTTCTAAGTATGATTCCAGGGTAGAAGTCGAGGTACCTACATCTAATAAAGCTTGGAAATACTTACGACCCTCTCCCATGCGGTGCATGGCTGCGTAGATTCCTGGCAATTGACCCCTATCAGTGGTCCTATCGGTATTGGCCTGCATACTCCCATCAATGCCTCTAATGTTTTGAGTATTGCTTACATCATACTCGTAATAGGAGTTATTAGAATTTAAGCCCTCACACTGAGCCCACACCCCCGAAGGATCTATGACATCATTAACAGGAGCGTAGGTTAAGGAGCTAGGCACTAAACCTAAGGGAATACCACTTAGTCCAGATGCCATGTTAAAAGAGACTGGCATATTGAAACCTGTTCGATCATAATACCCATTAAAAGGCATCACTTTCTCGAAAGATCTCCTTCTTGCAGTATTCCTGGATACGTTGCCAATGCTAGAAACATTTAGAAGTTCTGGGGATACTAAGGATTGCGTGGCTGATTTGCCAATAACGTTGCCATCAGGATTTATGCCTCTCTTGTAAGTATTTAAGAAAATACCGGAGGCGAAAGTATTGTCACCCGCGCCTGCATTGATCTCTTCCCTATCAATATAAACGTGTGGCAGACAACTAGATTCAAACCCTAAGTTATCAGGAGGTGCAGAAACCTCTAAAGTTATTAAAGGAATGGCGTGAGCAGGAGAAAAATTGTTTACAGACTGAGCTATAAAGTCTAGTGAGTCTCCACTATTAATGTTATTTAAATCTTTGTCATTAAAATCAAACTCAGAAGTCTGGAGAACTAATTTAAAGTGAGATGACTTACCAGACCATAGAGAAGCATAATCAAATCTATTGTCATTTAAATTTCTAATTAAATTATCAAGATTTGGCGGGGCATTGTATCCTGAAGTAAATATAAGCCAGGAGCTACCCTTAGGCTCATCATCAGAGTTCAAAGCATTTGTTTGAATGTAAGAGCTTACATCTAACGCAAATTCTTTTCTAACACCAAAGCAAGCTAACCTGTCTGTCAGGAAGGTCACCATATCGGCGTCTAGCTCTGTGTTTACGTAGTAAGGATACTCCTCAAATGGAGGTATCACAAAGTCCCTACCCCTATAATTAAAAGCAGCATCAAACTCAGAAAGCCAAGAGTTAATGGGGAATTTGTCTGGGAACTGTCTGATAGTTTCTAGGATAATCCTATCTACCGCCAACCTAATATTATCATCCATGCTGGATGTTGAGTAGGTATCAACGTTCATCTGAGCAGCTAAGTCAGGAGTCCAGGTATCGTAACTCTTAAATAAAGAAGATTCTGTCGCTAGAGAATAGTAGAGAAGATAAGGAACATAAGACTCCCAAAGCTCTGTAAGTCTGTTTTCAATAGGAAACTGGTTCTTGGGGAAAACTGTGTTAATAGTGCTTTGAATAGACCTCTTGGTGCCTACAGCCTTATAAATGGCCACAGCATTTCGAAGTTGAAGTCTCCATCTTTCAGGATTATTACCAAAAAGATCCCAACCAATCAACTGAGCTATCAGCGGCAGGTAATCATCAGGACAATCATCAATATCGTATAAAGTTGATATCTCCTCGGTCTCATTACTAATGTCATAAGCGAAGAACGAAAGTGCCCTTATTAACCTCGCGAAAGGTCCGCTTTCAATTTTGTTTGAAGACTTTAAAGAGTTATCGATATACGTATCAAACTTGTCCCTAACTCTAAAATCAGAACTGTCTGAAAATAGAGGAGAGTAGATTACATCATTCCAAGTTTTAAACTTATCTAATTGCTGAGTTCCACTAAGGTCAGATCTAGAACCGCTGGCAAATAGAGCAGAGGGATAATAACTACCCGAAGCATTCTTCCACAAATGCTCTGACAACCCGTTGATACCGTCGTTAGTTTTTACTGGCTTACCTTTAAAAGTACTGCTAACCAGTAAATCTCTAACATAGGACGAAGGGTCGTAGGAATCACCGGAGGTATTCAAGAAATACATCCAAGACAGATTAGTGATTAAGTAATTATGTATTGCCGAAGCAGATCCCAAAGTTGAGAATACTGAGGTATCAGGATTGTTCAACTGTAGGGCAGGTATTAAGGTAGTTTCAACATATGACTTGAACTCGTCTGCTGTTGAAAATTCGGTTAGTTTTTTATCAAAGTAATCAAGAATTTTATCTTGAAATCTTTTACTAGTTATTTCAGTTAGTTTGTTTTGCTTTACAAAATAAGGTGCGATACCTTGTAAAGTGTTAATGGAGCTATACACGGTCCCTGGAACTGCACTAACATTTAGTATCGAAGAGAAATTAGCAGCAACATCAATATGGCTGTTAATTACTGTATCGATCGGATCCTCGGCCTTTGGAGTGCCAGAGACATCATCCTCATAAAGGTAACCAGGGAGAATGTACTTTACAGCCTCAAAGTAATTTCTTTTGAAGAAATTCTGATTTCTTAAGTAGGTCTTACCAGACATTAGATGTACTCTGTTTTAATGGTCAAGTTATTTAGTTGGATAATTTCGTTAAACCCTACTTTAATAGTATTATCCACATTGCTGACTTCTGCATATCTAATATTAGACTGCTGTTCAAGTAATACCCTTATGAGATCCTGAGGCACAAAAGGTTCTGCAAAGTCTGTATTATCGATTTGCATGTAGTTCAGGATGGAGTCTCTAGCGGCTTGCACGAGAATGCTCTCGCTTCTCCTAAACTTCTCGTCAAGCGTGATTGTTACCACTAAATCCAAAGTTCTAACTAAACCATCGACAACGACAACTTCGTCCGTTAACATCTTCTTAGGATCAATTGCCTCCAGAAGTTGCCTCTTATATTCTTGTGTAGCTCTTCTTAATTGAAGATCAGACGCTCTCTCTAATACAAAGAGATCCACGATATTAGCGGATGAAAATGCTCGCCTTACAGTGGCAGTTGCCTTTCCTGTAGATCCGTAGTTCGATGCAAAATTATTAGCAAAAGCTTTGAAGTCTTGAAGAGTCACCAACCTGTCTTGAGTTCTAAAAAATAAGGGAGCATACCTTTTAGCTTGAGCGACAGATTCTGCATTCCTACCCCCTGTGGCTATTGTAGTATTCTCTACGACTGCACTGTTAATCGTCTCCTCGGAGCTACCACTTATAGATTTAATCTGTACTTGTGCATTAAGGATACCTTTCGCTATATTGCCACGAGTTCCGCCGCCAACTCGATAAGTTACCGAGTATGCATCCCCAATTGAAGGAGATAACCCTATGGTATCGTCGCCAAACAGAATTGATGCTTTGAATTGCTCATCAGTTGCCACCTGGAAGACCTTATCACCCTGCCCGGAGGCAAAGTAAATATTCTCTTCTTCTTTATAAATACCTTCAGTGGCAGTGTCCCCTGTTAAGTAAACTTGAGCACTTTTTTCAACATAAGGATATTCGGAGAGGTTTATTGTTTTGATTGCTTCAGGAGAGGTAAAAGTCCCGGTCTCAACAACAAGAGCGCCCTCTAAAAGAACAGCGTCTGTAACCACGACAGTCCCCGCGCCAGTTGCACTTACTGAAAAATTAAGATCCTCAGAAGAATCTGCTAGATCTACAGTTCCGTTTGAATTAACCTTGTAGAGAGTGT